TTTTGTTGTTTAATATTAAGTTCATCTCGTGCATCAGCTTCTTCGCCTTTTTCATCTCTTTGCATAATTGCATCAGCTAAATCTAATTCAGCAGAAGCAATTTCTAATTTAAGGTCTAATCCATCTTTTTGTTGTTTTAATAAACCTTCTTCTTCTTTTTTAAGTTTAGATATTTGCGCTAGTTCTAATGCAGTCTGGACTTCGCCTTTACCAGCTTCTTCGTTAATAATCTTTTGTAGTTCAGCACGCTTTGCATAAAGTTTATTTAATTTTTCTTGTTCAGCAGCTTGTCTGCCTTCAATTTCCATAACGTTTTGAATAGCATTTACTAAACCTAACATCGCAGCAATACTTTCATTAGCTATTGCGTTAGCGTTTAATCTCTTTTGTGTATTCTCATCTAATTCGATTGAGTTCTTTTGTAACGCATCGGAGTTTTCTTCTGTAGATTCTGTAAATGAATCTGTTCCACCTTCTGCTTCGCCTGTTGCTCTTGCATAACCATACATTTTATAAATGTTTGCAGTAAGCTCATTTTCTAAATCTGAAATTTCATCACTAACTCTTGATATACCAGTTTCTAATTGCCATGATTGATAACTTGCTGCTTTTTGTGCTTCTAAACTTTCTAACTGTGCTTTTTTACTTTTAATTAATTCTTTTATCTCTTCTTGTTTTGATGCACTAAATCCAAAAGCTGCTTGTGTCATATCATCGTAAACTTTTTGTTGTTCGATTCCTAAATCTTTACCTTCTTGTAAAGCTATGTTGTAAGCTTCTTGTGGTGGAACTCCAGCTGCGATTGCTTCGTTTAATCTAAAAATAATGCCTTCAGCACTTTTAGCAGAACGTAGATAATCTTCTTGTGAAGCAGTTAAAATACCAAATGCGTTCATAACAAATTCTGCTGCGCCAGCTAATGCTTCTAATAATGGTATAAGTGTTACATCCAGAATTGCGATTGTATTTTTTAGTGCTATTGATAATACGCCAGCAAATACGTTAGCCAGTAATTGAACTATAGGTGCAAGTGCTTCAATAATATCATTGAGTGGTCTTACCGCTGGCATAACTGCTTGCAAAATTACTGATACTAAATCAGCTAGTGAACCCATTACTGTTTTAAATGCTGGCATTAAAGCTCTTACTGTTGGTATTAATTCTGCAAATAATGGAAGTAAGTTAGCGCCAACTTCTGTCTTAGCTTCTTTAAACTCTGCACGTAACATACGCATTTGGTTTGCAGCGCCAGCAGCTTCTCGACCTAACTGACCTTTAATATGACCCATCTTCTCTTCAATAAGAATTAAGGATGCGGAAGCTTTTTCTTGGTCTGTTAGTAATCCTACTGATGCTTTACCAGTTAGGTTCATCGCTTTTTGTTCGATTTCAGTTTGTCTAAGCACGATACCCATTGATTTAAGCATTTCACGCTCTCCTGTTAATGCTTTGGTTATTGCCTGTGCTGGAACTACTGCGCCTTCTTGAATATTCATAAATGCTGCAAGGTCGCCAGATAAACTTAAAATGTTTGTGGACATATTAGCAGCAGCATCTGAAGTGAAGCCCATACCTTGAATAATAGAACCAGTTACCGCCATTTGTTGTTGCATCTCTGCTCTGGTCATACCAAAAGCATGTGCCATCTGATTTACGTAACGTGTAACTTCTTGTGTTGCGCCACCAAAAGTAATTTCAAAAGCAGCTGCTGATTCTTGCGCTTCTAATGCAAGATTAGCCATTTCCATAGTTACATCAGCTACTGCTTTACCTACTGCAACAACTGCTGCTACTTTAAAAGCTCTACCTATGGTTTGACCAAATTTGTTTACTGAATTAGCGCCTTTATCTAAATCTTTTTGTGTTTTCTTAGCTTCATCGCCAGTTTTATCGATAGCTTTAGTTGCTTTGTCGAAAGATTGTTTTGCTTCATCTCCGAAGTCATCAGCGGATGCAGCAGCTTTTTCTAAATTCTTTTTAGCTTCTTTTAATGCAGATTCAAAATTCCTATCATCAACTGTAAGTATTGCGTTAAGTTCGCCAACTGTTAAAGCCATTAATTAATCCCCAAACTGTTGTTTAAGAAATCTATCCAGTTGCTTACTTGATGTAATTTCTGTCTGTCCACTTTGTACTTTCTGTTGTTCATATTTATGCAATTCTACTGTTACGCTTGCGCTGCTTAAACAATTATATAACAAAATGAACCTGCGCCATGACATGCCAGCTTTTAATTCTGACATTAAGTCTATTCGGTATTCTCTTTGAAAATCAGCTTCTATAGATGTCCAGTTACTAAAGAACTTTTTTACTTGTCCTTGTCGGATGTGCTTTTCTGCTGCGCTTTCACTTTTGGGTCAACACCACCGCCTACTAATCCATACCTTTCAAGAATATCTTGAAGTACATCATTTAATTGTGGTAATGTCATCCCTTTGTTAAGCCAGTCATCTATTACTTGTTTGCTAAATAAAGCGTTTAATAATCCGCCTATATCGTTAGCATTAAGTTGCTCATCTGCGCCTTTACCTGCCGAAATTTTAGTAATTTCCAGCATGAACGCAGCAGAAATAGTCGCTGGTATCTCATAGGTAACACCAAATATTTTATATTTGATTGGTTCTTCTTGCTTCTCTGCCCATGCAGCATCGAAGTCTTTAAACTCGCCACTCATTGTTACTACCTAACTACTAGATGTCAGTATATGTTACTGCGCCAGTTGCTCTGATAGTAGCACTCCATGTCATAACGTTATTGACATCTCCAGCAAGTGTGAATACACATGTGCCAGAAAATTCAATAGTTGAACCACCATCTGTTGTTAACTTGAAATTGATTGCAGCATCTGCTTTACCATTATCATAAAGAATTTCTTGACCAGCATCTATAGCGCCTGTGCTATCATCTTCTAGCCAGAATCCATTGAGTGAAAACTCAATAGCTCTTCTAATTACTTTATGCTCGGTTGCAGTTCCGCTACCAAAATCAGTTACATCAGCATCAGTTGGACTGTTAGACATTGAGAAGTCAGTTATACCATTGATACTGGTAAAAGTTGAACCACCATCTGTGGATGCTTCCCATGAAGCAGTTTTAGCTGCTACTTTTGCATTTGCCATCTATTCTCTCCTATTAACTAATTGTAACTTCTGTTACTTCCTTCATCATAGACTTCAATTTGAAAATTGACTGTCCACTCGTGCCTGCCATTGTCATCACGACCAATGTCTATTGGCGTGTTTTGCGCAATAACTTTTATAACACGACTACCACTAGATATTAGCGTAGTATTTGTAAGTCCTAACAATTCATCGTATATTTCTTTTGCTATGTTATAACTTACTCTTGGGTCTTTAGTACCACGCACTCTACATTGAACATTTATATCGCTAAATGGATTCTTGTCATCTCCAACACCGCCATATTCGCTTACCATAACAACTGTATCTGGACTATCTGGCATAACTGAAATAAAAACATTACCAGTTACTCCAGTAGTATCAAAACTACAAGATGTTATATTATCTCCTATCCACTCTGCTACTTCTGATGCCAGCATTACTTAATTTGACCTTTCATAACCTTACCCATTATTTCTAAAGCTTTACTTGCGTTCTGTTGAAGTGGTAATTCTAAATACTTAGCGATACGACCTTCAGCGTGTCTATAACCTAATTCTTCGTGTTGTTTAATTGCATAAGGTGTATCGTAGTAAACATAACCAGATTTCTTACCGCCATCTTCTACAAGTTTAACTCCAGCGGATTTTTCTAACAAACCAGTATCTTTTGGTACGACTTTAATTGATTCTTGTTTAACAAACTCTAATCCTAAAGTAATTGCTTTTTCTTGTGCAGTCATAACTTTTTTCTTGACATCATCTCCGAACCACTTAACGTTGTAATACTTAGCCATTAGAATCTAATCCTAAATCTACTTCTTTGTGTGATATATGTTTATAACCGATTATGGTATCTACTCCTAATACGTAATAAGTTATAGAACCTTCATCTCCATCTGACCAAACAATTTTATCGCCAACGTTTATGTCTTGTGTACCTTTACAAAATAATCTAGCGCTTGTAATTCTTTCATCGCCAGTATCTGTACTAATTCTTTTTTTAGATGGTTCTATTCGACATCTAAATTCATCTTCTGCGGTTTCGTAAACTTCTCCATAAGCGGAAGAACCTTGTTTAGAATATCTTGATACCTTCATTGTTAATAATGGAGAAATTATATTGTGATACTGTACCATTATTCATACACTTGGTCATCAGTAATAGCTTTAGGTAAACTGTCATCATAGTTGTAAAAGATTGCCGACCTATAGCCATAGAAGCCATGATTAACTAAAATTCTTTTTGCTCTTGGTGCTAAATCATCTGGTGCTTTATCTAACTGAAGTGAACCTAAAGATATTTTTCCATGAAGTTCTAACATATCGAAATCATCAATACCTAACTCGACCATATATTGCATCTGAAATGCAGTTGCATCTCTTAAAATATCGTGAACATCTGTATTAGTTGGGTTGCCATCAGTATCAATTTTAAATGCAACATTAACGTGAAAATCAATAATATCTGATGCAAGTTGAAGCTTTGGTAATGTTACTGATTCTTGTGAAGCATTACCACCAGTAATAGATTCGTATTCTGCAACTGTGCAGTAACTTGGTCTTAAATAAACTTTATTTGGCATATTACTCTTCCTCTAATGTTTGTAATTTTTGCGGTGCAGCTCTTCTTTTACCAGTCTTGGTTTTCCATGCGCCACCAGCTTTGTCTGGTGCTTCAATAGCTTCTATCTTTTTTCTCATGTGCTTTGGTATTAACGAATCATTTTCAAAAAAAATAGCTTCGCCATTTAGCATGTACCAGCTCATTATTCTTCTTCCGCTTTTACCGCAACTTCTTCTTTAATTTCAACTTTATCGGCATCTTCTCCAACTGGTTTCCATCCAAACTTAAATGCTTGCTTTACATTGAATCCTTTGTGGACAATACCTTTTTCATCTATAAAATCCATGTTGTGATTATAACCCATAAAAAGAAAAGACCATCCAATTTAATGGATGGTCTTAACTTAAAGTGTATTACTACTTAGACCGCAGCAATATCTGTAATTTTTCCATGTGCGTTTGGATTACCATATTTTAATCCAATTTCTCCATAGATTTGGAACTTCTCTGAAGCGCCATCTTTTGCAAGTGGTTCAACAAATAAGAATCCTTTATCTGGAACGTTCATGAATACTGGAGAACATAGTTCAGCAGAAACTACTACTAATTCAGTAGTTGGCATGTGTCTGTTCAAAAGAACGTTTACTTTACCAAAATCAGTTTCTATTGTTTGTACGTTTACTCCTGCAACGTTTCTTGACTCTTCACGATAGTTTTTGTCAGTAACAAAAATATCTGTTAATTGTCTTTTTACGTTAGCGTTAGCCATGAGTGTAGCGGTTTCTGAAACTGCGATTCCGCCATCTTCCCATATTAATTGCATAAGGTCTAAGACTGCATCTTCTGTTAATGCTTGGTCTGTACCTGTACCATCGCCAGCATCATCGTTATATTTAACGTTGCCTGCTGCTGCGAGAATACCTCTGGTTTGTCTTTCAGATGTATTGTCTGATGGGTCTTGAAATGTACCTTGTAAGAAAGAATACTCTGCATCTCTTGCGATTTGCTTTAGCATTTGCTCTACTTGGAAGTCCATTTCGTTTGTTACTGGGTTATCCCCTTGTATATTTTCGCCACTAAATGCGCCAATAGCAGCTAGCTTGGAATAGCTAACTTCAATAACTTCTTGATGAATTTGGCAGATGTTGTAATAGTTAGCTCTTACTCTTGCTTCAGCAGTTGGTGCTGATGCGCCTTCAAGTGCTACGTTTTGCCCTGCGCTTCTCAAATCATAAGCTTGCCATTGGAAGGTCGGAGAAGTAGTGCTTTCGCCACCACTTAATCCACCGATTAGCGACAAAAATGGTGTGTCGGAAGGTGTCAACTCAAATAAATCTCCCACGTAATTTGGAAGGTTAAAAGTTGTACCTTGTCCTGTGATTCCTGCCATTTCTGGTTATCTCCTTCTAATCAACTTGTTAAATTAATACTTTACTTTTATTGCTCTTTTGTAAGCTCTAAAAGTCTTTGGGTTTTTAATGCCCTTGCTTCTTTCATTTTTTTATCAGCTTCAAGTTGTCTAATCCTTGATTCTGTATCAAGTGGTTGAGAACTTGTACTCATATCTGAACCACTCTTTGCAACTGAAGTTGAAGCTTCCGCATTTTTTAGAGCTGGTTTACTTTCAATAGCTTGTTTTACAAGTTCAGCTAGTTTAGAACTAAGTTCTGTATCTTCTACATCTAGTTCGCCTAATTGACCTTTAGCCATTAAGTAAGACCATGTAAGCTCATCATCTGCGCCTTCAGTCTTTACAACGTTGTTAAATGCTTGCATCAACTTTAAACTTCTGTTTTCAGATTGAAGTTTTGTAACTTCTTCTGCTAAAGTTTCTGCGTTGTTAGCATCATCTTCTTCTACGAATCCTAAAGCTTTGCCTAAGTTCTGAATTAAAGAATCGTACTTCTCTTCAGTTTCCTTCTTCTCTACTCTAAATTTCGCAGCTTCTTTATTAGCCCTTTGTATTCGCTTATCAAGTTCATCATCTGAAGAATTGTCGCCATCGACTACCACTTCTGAAGATGAATCTGCAACTTCGACATCTACGTTTTCAGCTGCGCTATCTACTTGGGTATCTTCTTGCACTTGTTCAGCTTGCTCATTTTCTGACATTATCACTACTCCTGTTAGTTGTCTAAATACACGAATCCTGTTCGTGTAGTGCTTACTGCTATATATTAGACCTAATAGTGTAAAGTATATGAACTTTTGGGTATGTTTTTATTCCAACAATGTTTTGATTCGTTCCAATGTCTTTTAGGATTAGTGTCATTACGTAAAAGCCACGAAGTCATGTATGTGGCATCGTAAGGATTAAATGGGTTTAAATCTTCTTTGAGTTTTGATTCTAACCACTTCTCTGTTTTGTCTAAGTATTGCCAGATACCTTTAGCGTTAGCAGAAGATACTGCATATTGTTTTCCAGAAGATTCGCAGAAGGTTGTTGCAATAGCCCATAAATAATCTTCTTCTTTTAAATACAACTCAAAAGCGTGATGATATTCAGCAGTATGTGTTGCTGCTTCTTGATACCATCTACACTCTTGATAATCAGATAAAAATTGCGGCGTGATTGCCGCAATTCCTATTAAGCACGAAATAATCATTAGTTTTTCAACTCGTATTGACCTTTGTCAATAATTGCTTTTACGCTAGAACCATTTCTTCTTCTTGCTTCATTAGCATTAAAATCAGCGTAAAGCCAACTACCATGTGGGTCTGCATATTCGTAACTCTCTGGTTGGTATATGTCAGCTCTTGGTTTTGGATAAGGTGCGCCTTGCCATCCATTAGATTTGTAAATAATTCCAGTATTAGAATCTATATGACATACTATTCTACCTTTTTTGCCATCTCTTAGAACCCATACTTTATCCCATTTATCGCCAAAAGTAACTCCACGTTTTGATTCTGTAGAATCTCTCCAGTCCATACCAGCAAAATAAGCTACGTGATTATCTTCTAGCTTTCCAATAAATTCAACTAACGCAGTTAAGTATGATTCTTTACTAGCTTCGTTAGCAGCGTAAATCTCGCTTAGGTTATAAGTCTTACCTTTAGCGAATCTTTGTATTCTTGCTTGTGTCATT